GTTTTTCTTTACTTTTCTTTACTTTTTTTTATAGAAAATGTAAAGCAATAATGAGCTAATAGATGTGCTAAGTTAAGTTAAGTTAAGTTAAGTTAAGTTAAGTTAAGCCAAGCTAACGCGCGCGCGATAATTAAAACAGGAACAGGAACAGGAACAGGAACAGGAACAGGAACAGGAACTGATATTTGGTCTGCCGGTCTGCCTGTTTCCAAAATAATGAGCAACTGGTCGCTGGCAAATTTTTTGCCACTTTGCTAACTGGTAAAAAACCAACCAGTCTACAAGCTTATTAACTGGTAAAAAACCAACCAGTCTACAAGCTTATCAACTGGCTAGAAACTAGCCAGGTTACAATCTTGCCAGCTGGTAAAAAACTGACCAGTGTATGCGGGCGCAAGGAGCCCCGTACGTAGTAGGGGCAGGAAGGGTAGGGGTTATCAATTTGCTCTCATCTCATAAGTTTGTCAATACCATACCTATGCCCTTTCATCATCTCGGCTTTCTGGGAGGGTAGTTTCTTTGCGTGGTAAATATTTTGCCACATATTTTCGGAAATAATCCAGGTTAAGTATTGGATTTGTCTTTTTCTGCTTTTGGTTGATTGTGTGGGGTGTGTAAAGGTTATCTTGGCGTTTGTCTTAACTTATCTTTACTTAACTTGGCTTATCTAGGATTGGGTACTTGCATAGTTGTTGGTGGCTGTTACTCTAAGTTATGCTTATAGTTGTATATGGATTGTATATGTGACTACTTGTGGAGTTTTTTTATTATTGAAAATTCGGAGTGTTGCTCCGAGATTTCAGGGTTAAAGAGAGGTTGATGTATGCCAAAGGGTAAGACTAATGGCAATGTGGAGTTAAGGCGTGTTGAGGTAGCTCGTATGGTGGCACAGGGTTCTACACCACGAGAGATTTGGTTAAAGCTCAGTGAGAAGTACAAGAATTGTACATTGGCCACATTTAAGCGTGATATAGAGATGGTTAAGAAGAAGTGGGCAGAGGCATACAGTTCATTGTACGACTTGGACAATCCACGGCAGGAATACGAGCAGAGAAACAGCACTATGCGTGATTTGGCTTTAAGTGAAGCTGTAATGGATGATGGGCGTATGGATGTCCGTAATATAAAGCTGGCTTCTGACTTAGATAAAGATATGGCTAAGGTTAAGGGTGTATATAGTGAGAAGTTGGTTATTCAGGTTGAGGATGCTCAGAAGTTGATAGCCCGTATGGTTGACTTGATTGACAGTGAGCTGGACGGTGACTTGCGTGAGAGGTTAATGGGCAAGTTGCTCGACTTAACTGAGGATTTTTAGAAAACAGAATGGATGTTTGATTTTGCCTGGTCTTGGTGCTTTACTGCGAAGTGAGATAAGCAACAGACAGAACATATCTTCTGATGCTATAGCTGCTCGTGGTGACATTAACAAGTTTGCTGAATATTGTTTTGTGGCAGACGATGGCCGACATTTTGTCCAAGCACCGCACCATAAGTTGTTGCATAAGGTTCATAGCGAGTCGGACAGGCAGATAGTTTGGTTCCCTGTTGAGCATGGCAAGACTGAACAGGCTAAAGTGTTGTTGCTTAATGTTTTGGGGCATAACCCTACAAATCAATACGCTTATGTGTCCTCTAAAGAAGATCAGGCTATTAAGCTCACAGCGGCTGTTGGGCGTGAGATTATCAAAAACTCACGATTACACGAGGTGTTTCCACATTTGAAGCCCCAGCAATCAGGCACATCACGGGCTTATGAGCAGTGGGGTGACTCAGCTTTCAGGGTTCAAGGCATCCCACCCGGAACCAAAGACCCCTCTTTGGCTGCATATGGTATTGACGGTAGGATTCTGGGTTCTCGCTTGCACGGTGCTGTGTTGGATAATGTTTTAGACAGAGGTAATACGCAGACTAAGGCACAGCGTGAGAAGGTTTTGTCTCTAATTGAGACAGAAATACTGCAAAGAATGTTGCCCGGTGGGTGGGTTTTGATAATTGACACTGCTTGGCACATAGATGATGCTCTACACCAGTTGAGCAGACGCAAAGGTTGGGATAGCGTCAAGCTAGATGCAGAGGTTGGTATAGTTGAGGGTGACGAGAGCTTGTGGACTGCAAGGTTTTCGCCTGACAGGCTAGAGGAAATCCAGTCGCAGACCAGTAAGGTTGCTTATGACCGCACCTATCGCAACAAACCACTGTCAGCATCAATGGACTTATTTAAGGCAGACTGGCTACATCAATGTATGTCACACAATCATAAGTGGATGGATAGCTACTCTGGAGATGGAATTGTCTCTACTGGAGTGGATTTGGCTGTTAAAGCAGGCACAGAACACGATTTAACCGTTTTCTTTACCATAATGCTCGACAAACAGGGCAGATACAGAGTTTTGAACATTCTGGCTAAGAAAATGGAAGCTCCTGCTATAATGAGTACCATGATAGATGTTTACAGACGATTTCATAAAAACGCAGGTAATGGAACATTTACTGTCGAAGATAACGCAGCTCAAGACTATATTCTGCAAACTATGAAAGATAAGTCCATGTTTAACGCTCGTGGAGGCACTGATGACGAGTGGAGACACATTCAACTAAAAGGATATACTACAACAATTAAGAAACGAGATGAAGAATATGGCATACCAAGTATAGCAGTTGACTTTGAAATGGGTCGCTGGGCAGTACCAGAGGATGTGGAATGCAAATCATGGTATGAAGAAATGTTTAACTGGAGTCCCGACGCACACACAGGGGATAGACTGATGGCTAGTTGGTTTGCACGAGAAGGACTGCGTGTTCCTGTACCAGGAGCAATGTTATTATAGGGGTTTATAGATGAGTAATAAAGTTCAAAGAGCTATAAGCAGAATGCTTGGCTTAGAAAAATCTTTCGACTTGGACAGTATGTTCTTGACCGGCAAAGAGATTTCCTACGATAGCTTGACAGGTGGAGGGATAGGCGATGCTTATAAATCAAGTGCCGCTGCTTATGCGTGCATTCGCAGACAAGCTGTTGATATATCAAGCGTTCCCTTGAGATTTCTCTCCAATCCTGACGACATGAAAAGCGAAATAGACACGCCAATCAAGGGATTGTTTGAAAAGCCCAATGTTGGCACGAGTCAAGAGCAGTTTTTACAGCAAATAGTAATAATGACTCTTTTGCGTGGAGATGTGGTGACAGTTTTTGACAATGCCCACAGCCCAACCAAGATGTTTGGACACTTCGATAGCAAAGACTGGAAGGCCGTTGTCTCAGAGACAGAGGAATTGGTGGGGTGGCAATACAGGAAGGGACAAAAAAAACTTACAAGATTACCCACGGAAGTATTAAGTCACCGTCTACCAACACCATATGATCCATATAGAGGACAGTCACCGCTAACTGCCGCTGCCAATGCTATGAACATAGCCAAAAACGCAGACGCTTACCACTCGTCAATCGTTGATAAAGGTGGCGAAAGTGGAACCATCTACAAGACTAGCTCCAGCTTAACACCTGCTCAATATAGCCAGCTTCTAAGCGAACTAAAATCCCGCAGGTCACGAGGTGGAGCAACACCAGATGATTTCTTGCTTCATGGTGGACTTGAGATAGTCGCACCTAGCTTTACTTCATCTGAGGTTAATATTCTGTCGCTGAGATCACCAGCGGTTGAGACAATTTGTCAAGTGTATGGAATGTCACCCACACTAATAGGTCAAGCTAATGAATCTAATTATAGCACCTTTAGGGGATACTTAAAGATATATTGGTTGCAAACACTGTTACCTTTCCTCAGAGGGCTTGAAAATAGCTTTGATGGGTACTTTGCAGAGAGGCACGGTGTGTATGTCAGGTTCGATATTCGTGCTGTGGACAGTTTGCAGGATTATCTCGGTGAGCGCAAAGATACAGCTAAGGCGTTTTATCAAATGGGCGTACCTATGAGCGAGTTAAACCGCAGGTTAAACCTGGGGTTTGATACGGACAATATAGTAGCAGGTGACGATTGTTTGATGCCTGTTAATATGGCTCCAATGTCAATGCTTGCAAATGGTGAGCATATACCTATATTAACTGGTGAAGGAGACAGCGGGCAATTACTTCCACCTGGCAAGTCTCTACCCTATGCTGGCTCAAAAAATCAAGACCCCTTAGAAACTACGGACTCTAAGGCAGAAAATGAGGTAGCTCACTCTGATAATCTTACTAATAAAGAGGCTCCAAGCGAGTCTAATCTAAATAAAATAAAATCAGACAATGAGCTACCTCTCACAAAAGTTGATCCACTTGAACTGGAAAAACACCCCAGTATTAGTATTCCTAGTAACCGCAGAATAGCCAGAGCTTCAAAGAAAGCTAAAGGCTTGTTGCGCAGGGAGTTGTTGAGTCAAAAAGACAACGGGCTTAATCCAGACAAGCTAAATGAAATAGTAGGGCAGTTCGCAAGCAAAGCAATGCTTGAGGGCTGTATCAAAGCTCTTACTTGTGTAGATAACACAGGTGCTACTTTTGATGAATTAGTAGGTGCTGTAACAGTGGAAGACATTGATAAGTGGGAGGATGTGCTTGGTCATGCTATCAACTCACCAGTATCGAAAGATATCGACACATATTGCGACATAGAGAAAAAAGACGCTTATAATAAAGCAATCAACGGTACGAGTGCGTACTTAAATGAGATAGCTGTCATGGCATCCAGAACAGGGTTCCAGTTGCAGCTAATTGACTTAGGAATAGACATCGAGAAGGAGTAATCATGTCTTACATTGAATTAAGCAACGGTCAGGTGTTAGGTAGTAAGCTGATTGATGCAAAAGCACTTAATAGTGACGAGAATAAAAACATTGCTCTTATCTCGACATCAAGCGTGGATCTGGATAGTGATATAATCCACCAGACTGAAAACGAGCATGGCAAAGGCTGGGTGCTTGACAAGTTTAATAAACACGGTCGCATCCTATGGGGTCACAACCACAGTATCCCTGCTATCGGCAAAGGTAGAGCATATATAGATAAGTATAAAAACAAAGACGCTTTATTTATGGAATATGAGTTTGATATGGAAGATGAGTTTGCCGCTGGCGTTGCTGGTAAGTTCAAGCGGGGCTATCTTGATCAGTGGAGTGTTGGGTTTATAATTGCTGGTGACAAATGGGCGGACAGGGACGATGAAAACAAGTGGAGCGGTGGAGTTGAAATCTATGAGTCCATTCTACATGAGTGTTCCGCTGTGAATGTTCCAGCCAACGCAGACACAGATACTTTTGCTAAGTCTTTCTTGAAAGACAATCCTAACTTGATTAAAGATGAACACAACGAGGACAATCAGGTTATGGAGCTAAAAGCAGAGCTTGAGTTCTATCGTGATGAAGTCGAGTCACGGCTAAAGACTCTTGAGTCAGCTTTAAGTTACTCAGAGGAACAAAATAATGATGTGAGTAAGGCTGTAGAGAAAATGCAGTCTGATGAAAACGAGGTCTTGGGTAGGCTTGCAAAAGCCCTACAACGACTGACCTTAGATAAATAAGAAAGAAATGTTTATTAACCGCAAGGATAAGAAAATGAGTGAAGAAAACAAAGTTTTGGAAAACACCGTAGAACAGGTTGAGAAAGCTGTCGAAACGGTTGGAGACCTTGAAAAAGGTTTTGCAGATGTCAAGGAGTCTAATGCGCAGGTTGCAAAAGATGTCCTCGAACTTCGTGCGTTTATGGAAGCAAAACACGGTGCTTCTGGTGCAGATGATTTTGACGCAGAGATGAATAAGTTTTTAAGCAAGGCGTTCCGTCATAGTCGTGGAGATAAAGCTGTTGCTGATTTCACCACTACAACAGACGCAACTGCTGGTTATCTAGTGGATGATATTCTGTCAAGCGAGCTGTTTGAGATTGGTGATGTCTATGGCACTATCCTAGACCGCTGCACCAATTTGACTGTACCTGCTGGCAGTACAATGAAAGTCAATAAAGACGCAACATTGCCAACTGCTTACTGGCGCACAGCACAAGGTACTGCAATGACAGAGGCAGAGGCTACTTTTGGACAGGCATCATTAACTCCAGCTCTTGTAGGTGCTTATATAAAAGCAGCTAATGAGCTGTTGGAGTCACCTGGTGTTGGCTTTGGTAGTCTAATGGCTGCTCGCATGGCTCGTGCTGTATTGAAAGCAAAAGAAGATGCTATCCTTATAGGAACATCCGCTGGTGACGAACCAACAGATGGTCTCCTTGTTGTTGCTGGAGTTAATAGCCAAACAGCTATTACCGAGATGGACTTTGCAGACTTGGTATCTTTCTTAGGTGAAGCTGCTGCTGATTATGCGCCATCTGCCGACCCTACACAGAATGTATTACTACTTGACCCTGTCAAGTATCTTGCTTTCTTAGGTCAGGCAACCGCCGCAACAATGCCTGGATTCTCTTGGGCAGACCCTGCAACAGGTCAACCCGCAAGAGTATTTGGATACGAGATTGTTGTGCATCCAAGTATGTATGATGCGAGTGATTACTATATAGGGCTTGGCGATCTAGCTAACATTGTTACTGCTTCAAGTGGCGAGGTTCGTGTGGACTTCAACCCTTACAGTGGCTGGACAAGCAACGAGACATGGATGAGGGTGTTTACCCACTTCGACTATGAAGTAATGATTCCAAGTCAATGGAGTAAAGCAACCTTAGACACTGCGTAGTCTAATTTCGCCGTGTCGCCTCCACACGGCTTAGTGGTGCATCACTATGGGGTAGGGTTCAAGAACCCTGCCCCTACCAAAGGATAAATAATGGACTTGCTCGCAAAAGCAGACAACACAACGGCACTACATCGCAGTGCGAGACTGTCCCTGCTTGCAGATAGTGATAGCACGGATGTTGCTTCGAGTGGGAGTGCAATAGGAGCTGGGCAAGCGTCTTTAGTAAGCTGGGTATATGCAGCGTCAGCTCCAGAGGGCATGGGTGGTGAGGGGGCTTTGTCTATCAATAGCGTGACAAGCGGAACTTGCAGAGTGTGGTGTGTTGTTTCGTGGGGTCATAGAGAAAGCAATATACATTTTTGGGGTGATAGTGGGTACACAAAAAACCATTCCGTTGGGGATGTGTCAACCCCTGTAGCAATGCAGGGTGAGTATTGTAATTTCAAAGTGAAGTTTCAACCCATAAATGGAGATTTAGATACAGAGACAACGACTATATGTGAGGGCTGTATCTATATCCCGATTTATGGAGAGCCAACTTCTACAGGCGGTAGCGAATGAGAGAATCAAAACAAGAGATAGTAACTTATGTGGGTGCTGACGGCAGAACGCTTGAGTTTACTGCTAAAGATAGCGATGGCAATGCTTATGATTTAACTGATTTGGATATATCTATTTCAGCTAAACTTGGCTCTACTGTCAAGATAGATGACAGTGATTGTACTGTTGTTTCAGCAACGGCAGGAACATTTACATATACACCAACATCGGCAGAGATAAACGAGTCTGGCGAGTATGACGCACAGGTTAGGCTTGAGAATCAATCAGGGGCGGTAGATTATCTTGAGAGATTTATCATTGATGTGCGCAGTCCAATTACAGGGAGCTAGAGATGGCAATAACATTAACGAGTGACCCAGTTGTAGCCATAGAGGATGTCAAGGCTGTTCTTAATCTAAATGATGACATTACTGCCAAGATACTAATCAACTCTGTGACTGAAAAGTTTTTTAAGTTCACAGGGCGTACTATTTTGAATAGTGGTGCGGTTGTCGAGACATTGTGTGGCGATGGCACAGAGGTTATTTGGTTGTCTAATTACGCTTCTGCTATCGAGAGTGTAGAGATATTAGTCAATGGCTCTGTCTCCAATACTTATGATAGTGATGACTTTTCATTCACACCAGAGGGGCGTATAGCACTATATAGTGCTACCACACCATCGAGTGATAGTGAAGAAAATATCAAGGTGACATATACTGGTGGGTGGAGTGAGATACCTGGTGATATTGTAATGTCGGCATTGGAGCAGATGCAGGTAGAGCGGAACAGATTAAGTGGTCGTGGTGCAGGTATTAGTAGTGAATCCTTAGAGGGACACAGTGTCAGTTATGCCACTGAGGGGGTTGTTAAATCTGTGGCTGATGTTTGGGGCAAGTATAGGATAATGCGATGAGTAGACTCTTTGAAATAACATTAAAACTACCGAGTGATGGTGTTTTGTCAAAGGCTACTGCAAGTGGCGTAACCACAGGCAAGGTAATGAACCGATTGCGAGCCACAATGGGTGTGGTTATGAAAGACCTGGACAGAAAGCACAAGAGTAAGATGTTCTCTAATATCTCTGGTGCTACTAGGGGGCATGGCAGTAATAAGTTAGGTATAAGGTCGAGCAAGCTCCGTGCTTCATATAAGACCAGAATAAAAAAAGATAGCAACACGGTAACGGGTACAAGGGGAAGTCGTAGTAAGTATGCTGCGATACATGAGTTTGGTGAAACGATAAATGCTAAAAAAAAGTGGTTATGGATACCCGTGCTGGGCAACAAGCTATCGCCTACTGAGTTCAGGAATCAAAAACACTTTTACCTAAAGTCTGACAAGGGCAAGACGGCAATGTTGATTACAGGCAAAAAAGAATCCAGACCAGCGTTTGCATTAAGAAAGAGCGTTGATATACCCAAGAGGGATATATTGTTTCAGGCGTACAATGAGGTGACAAAAAGTGCTAAGGACAAGTTTAGTCGTGCGGTAGTTGCTGTCATGGAGGGTAGATAGATGCCAAATAAAATAGCAGATAACATGAGAAATAATATCTTTGAAAAGATATACTCTCGGCTTGAGACTATCCGTAAAACCAACGGGTATAACTCGTCACCTATTGTGACTACCAGTCCAATAGATGATGATGTGGAGGATACTCCTGTTTTGTGGGCAGTTATAGGTAGGGAGTCTTTTGCGGACGCTCATTTGAACAGGCAATACACAATGGATTTAGATATAAACATTACGGGCTATGTCACAGAGGGACATGGTAGCATACAGCTTGAGCTTAATAAGCTCTTGCAGGATGTCAGGAGTTGCATACATAACTATGTAGATGATTTCCAGACAGAGATAGGTTCTGGCACAATCTTCAAGTGGGGAGACTGTGAGTCAGACGAAGGAATGTTATTGGCAGAGGGAATGGGAATGTTCGTTCAACCTATAACTATAACCTATAAACAAGGAGTGGACTGGTAATGCCTCTCTACAAAAATGTAAGTAAAATTGGACTCGTACTCCCTGGAGTCGGCTTAGTTAGTCCTGATGAGGAATTTGAGTCCACCAATGAATCCTTTGCTAAGCTCAAAGCTATTGAGATAGTAAAGAAAAAAACTAAACCTAAAAAAATCGCTAAGAAAAGCGAAGCAGGGAGTGATGAATAATGGCTTTTTATGTAGGAAATAACGGAAGTATTGTAGTAGCCCCAGAGACTACTTATGGTACAGCACCAGCGTCGGGGTATGATACTTTATTTGGTATCAGTTCTAGTCTCGGTCTAAAAAGAACCTTACTTGAGGCAAACTATCTGACAATCGACCCAGTTAATGTTACTGACTATGCTCCCCTGTTTGTTGATGGAGAGATTACTTGTAACTGGTCAGAAGAGGCTGATGTTATGGACGAGTTGTTGAAGTCGTTTTTTGCTGGTGGTGGAGCAAGTCCATATACAATGGACAGTGCGCCAGCCAATACCAGTATCACAGCCGTTAATGCTTTTAGCTCTAGCTTGGGGTATGTGTATACAGGGCTGGTGGCTAACAGCTTTAGTATTGATATTAAGGCTAACGAGTTTCCTGTTGTAGCAATGGGATTTATTGGTCGGGGCTGTGCAAAGGATGTGAGTCCAGCAACAGGCGACCCCGATATTTCTAACATAGCCGCACCGTCAGAGTTCACCACAGTTACTGTTGATGGTACAACTTTAGGCTGCAAGAGTGTGACTGTCAGTGGTACTCGTGAATATACGGGTGGAGATAGAAGCGTTGTGGGGGCTGGATCAATCAGCCAACCTGTTGAATCTGGCAGGAAAACAATAAGTGCTTCTATGACGGTTGATATGTCAGACGACACTGACTTTAATTCTATTGAGCAATTTGATAATTATCTAGCAGGTACTTCTCTTGGTGAGGTTGTTGTTGGTTCAGGTAATAGCACAATCACTCTTTCTAACTGTCGAATGACTGGCGATATACCTAGTCTCGGTAGTGGGCTAGTTGAGTTCCCAATCAATGTTGAAGCTACAGCAATCAGTATTGCTGCGTTAGCATAGGCAAACATAGGGGGGGGCAGCCTCCCCTAAAACTTTAGGAGGCTAAAATGAGCGTTAGTGATATTCTAAAAAAGAATCAGTTTACTGTTGAGATTGATGGTGTCAAGTTTGTAATGCGTAAGGTTCAGGCTTATATGGCTTTGGATGTTTTAGGTGCAGACGCTATGGCTATGCTGTCAGAGGGCGGTGAGCAGTCACCATGGGAGAAGTTGAATTACAAGAAGCAGTTTGCGTTTATGAAAGCATATCTACAAAGTGCAATGGTATCACCTGCTCTTGGAGACAAGACGAACAGCAAGAATGACATTATTAGTTTTGATGATTTAGGTGAGTTTGCACCCAAGCTATTTAGTGAGTTAATGGAAACGGTAAATAGTGACGCAGAGGTTTTTCAAGAGTCCTCAAAGGTGCAAGAGGAATGAAGACCGCTGAATTGCTAGATGCGCTATCCCAGAGATATGGATGTTTACCTAGCGACTTAGCGATGCTGGATCCGATTGAGTTGGCGTTTAATTATGAAGTGGCCGCAAAGGCTTCCGCAAAGTAGGGAACGATGACTAAAAATAAAGCACAAGTAGAGATAAAGGTTGATGCTAAAGAGCTTAAAAAGGTATTTGATAACCTATTTCAAACACTGAATAAGCTTGACAAGTCACTGCAAAAAGTATCCGCTTCTGCTGAAAAAGCCTCTAAGTCCATGAAGAATATGGGCAAAAAGGGCGAGGATGCTGGGAACAAAGTCAAAAAGGGTGCTGATAAAGGCAAAAAAGGTATGGGAAGCCTGATGGTTTCCATACTTAGAACTAGGGCTGGCTTTGTTGTTCTAGGGCTAATCGCTAAACAAGCATTTGATATAATCATAGGAAAAGCGTTAAGGTCACACAGGGAAGCCAAAAAACTAGGTGGTCAAGTTGATAGACTAGCTGCTGAGATTAGAACAATTACAGGCAAGCGTGGAAGCCGTCTACCTTTAATTGGTCAACTCATGGAGTTGTCGAATCAGTTTGGACAAACCTATGAGGCGATGGCTAAGGCTAAATATGACATTGTATCTGGTGGGTTTACTGACGCAGCGGACTCTGCTCATTTACTAGAGATTGCATCAAAGGGTGCGGTTGCAGGTGTGTCTGATGTAGGCACAACAGCAAAGTTGCTGGTTCAGTCCCTGAGAGCGTATGGAGCTACCGCTTCGGAGGCAGAGGAGTTTTCTGACACTCTATTCAAAACTATCAAGCTCGGTATTACAACAATGCCTGAGCTTGCAGGTTCTATTGGTAGAGTAACACCTATCGCCAGGGTTGCAGGACTGTCGTTTGATGAGCTTGGTGCGTCAATGGCTATCCTTACAGCAAGAGGATTAAAGACAACAGAGGCTGCTACATCTCTAAGGCGTTATTAAAGGCTCTTGTTTCACCATCTAGTGACTCAGGCAAGGCGTTAGCCGACCTCGGTGTTACACT